ACCCGGCAGATGTTGGAAAGTATGTTTATTGGCAATCCGGTAGGCAATACCGACCGTTTACTGGACTTTAGTACAGCAGTAACGGGAACACTTTTCTTTGCTCCTTCCTACGATTTACTGGGTGAACTGGGCGAATAAAAAATAAAAGACTGGAGGAGGATTACACTTTGGTAATCTCCTCCACTACATATTGGTCTTTTACTTTCTTGCAAGTACATACGAAGAATTCCGGATGTTTCAGAGCTCCTTGTAAAGTATCAGGAAGAATCATTTCTTTAGTATGACGGTCCATTGCAACCGTTGCATACAGGATACCTTCGCTCTTGCATTTCTCTATTAATTCACTTTTTAGTTCTTCTACACTATATTCCATTTGTGTGATCCTTTGTCACTGCAAAGTTATGGAAAATATGTATATTTTATGCAATTATATTCCTGTAATAAATAAAAAATAGCTCCCTTGTTCGTCCGCCGACGAGGGAGCTATCAACACAAAAACTAAACTAGACATATTCTTTCAAAATGGAGCTAGTATGTTGTATTTCTGTTAGATAGCCACGTTGTTTTTTAGGGTTCGACCATAATTCGACCATTTGCGGACTTAACTACTATTGAGATTTTTATGATTCATCTTTTGTATTATTTTAAATGTTATATTTGCGATGTCAAACTAAAATAGTGCGTTTATGAAAATATTTTTTAGAAGCATCCAAAAATGGATTAGAGAGCGTAAAGTTCGTAGAGAACTTAAAAAAGATCAAGCTTTAAGAGAACGCTGCATTGGTTATGTCGCAAAAGTGAATGGAACCAGTGCTTTCATTCATGTGGCTGATTATACATATAAATATATCAAAGAAGGAAAATTACCTTAATAATTTTAAACTTCCTTGTTTGGTAAAAGCATGGGTAATGAAAACTTTATTCTGCTTACATACTCATTTTGTGCATCTTCATTAGAAGATACGCCTACTCCTATAATGCTTGCAAACACACCAACTTTTGCATTGTTTCCTTTGTTGTCAGATGTTGTCAATGACAGATTAAATTCAATATTTGTGATATAACAATGCTTTGACGCTATCTCTATGTAATTTGAATCCTGTTTCCCTATATCACCAATAGGATTAATGGTTAGTGGATATTTTGATGTTCCTCCATTTAGCTCTGTTACTGCATCTGCTATTTGAGTAACTGTGTCTTTTATGAATTCTTTTAGTTCCATGTAGATGTTTTATTTGTGAAATGGATCAATAATAGTTTCTTTATTATCAGATGCGATTTTATCTTCCTCTGCTATCTTTTTCAGGAGCCTGATAATTTCCTCTTGGTTAGATACCATTTTGTTAATCTTATAATACCAGCAGATTAGTTCTCGACAAATAAAGAAGATGATAACTAATACTAATATTATTATAAGGAATCTACCTCCACCTTCATCAAATGAGGATGATGGTGCTGGGGCTTGTGCAAATATTGCTATCGGCATAGATGCAAGTGAAATTAATGTGATTTTCTTCATTGTTTGTGATTTTATATTTCATTGTTATTTTCAGAATCAGTTTCATCGCTTTCTTTCTTGCTTTCTAAAGCTTCATCAATAAGTTTTTGGATTTTAATATAATCCTCATCGTCCAAATCTATTTTATGAGTTATTTTCTTTAAATCCTTGTCGAGTATATATTCATAATTTCCTATGTCTGGACTACCTCCTTTAGTTTTACATCTAAATTTGTGTGTGGCTTTCCAACCACAAAATTCTTTTTTAATTAGTTTTGCTCTCTCCTTTATACTGTCTGAATGTAAGGTTAACATATTAGAGTATATTTTAGCCTTTTCAAGATTTTCATTGAACTTGTTTTTGGCTTCATAATACTTAGAGTTACTATAAGAAGAATATCCATCGCTCCAAATATTCATGGTTTGTTGGGCATCGTCTATTTTATCTAAATATTCGTTTAGTTTATCAAGCCCTATTTTGATGATGTAACCGTGATTAGCAATAATTGTATCTCTGTAGATAGTTGTGAAAGCGCTGTCTATCTTTGTTTCAATAGGTTCATAACTAGCAAAATCATATAGAGATTTAAACATGTCGTCCTTAATTAGTTCATTAGCTTTTTCTTCTTTAGATTTGCATCCACTAAATAATATAGCAACTGATGCAATGATAAATAGTAATTTTTTCATTAGTGTGTATTAATTTAAAGTTATCCAATATTTCTTTCATTCTTTAGCATGGCCAATTCACCCTTTGTTCTTTTAAGTTCTTCTGTGAGGAGCTGATTTGTTTTCATCTGTTCATTTATAGTTCCCTGGAGGGTTGCTATTGTGTCAACAAGGCGTGTTATGCGTTCTGTACTTTCATCTTTCTTTATAGATTCGGAGATTAGCATTTCGCCCTTTCCTCTCAATAACCATTCTGTTGATATGTCCTCAAAAGTGCTTAGTATTGCATTCACAGTTACTAGACTAAGTTCTCTAACACCGTTTAGCTGCCTGTTAAGTGTATTTTGAGCAACTCCACATTTGATGGCAAAAGCTCTATCGGATAATCCCGAATAGGCTATAATTTCTTTAATTCTACTAGTCATATTAAATCAATCAAAAGTTAAATAATACCAAATGGGATTACTTAGAAGGTTTTAAATTTGCATATAATACCAAATGGGATTACATTTGCATCATAAATCAATCACACACACAAACATACAAAAAGTGATTGATAAAAACAATTTAAAAACAGAGAATTATGAGCTACAATTTATCACAAATAATGAAGTCGGCACACCGCAATTATAAGAAGGGTGGAAAAACATTTTCAGAGTGCTTAAAATCAGCATGGAGCTTCGCTAAACTTCAAGAAAGCTTTTCACCGGAGGCAGTGAAAACAAGAACGGATAAATTCTTAGCTGAAAGACACGAAGCAATAAGCAAGGCTGCTAAAGCTACTCCTAGCCAGGAATACAATAATACTAATATTCCCGCTTCTGCTTACTACAACCCTAACAGCACTCAATATGGTGCACATTACGTCGGAGATTAATAACCAATAAATATTTGTGTCATGGAAGAACAAAAGAAATCACGTGAGCAAGAACTTGAAGAACAAGTAGAGAAACTGCAAAAAGAGAATGAACAGCTTAGTAAGGGTAAGGCTATGTATGAAGATTGGTGGAGACAAGCGGATGCGAAGAATCTGGAACTAATTGAAGTGATAAAGTCTATTGGTTCAATAGCTAACATTATCTACAATTCTTCTAAAAAATAACCTCACTAAGTCAAACCAAACTGCCGGTTATCCGGTATCCAGTCCGGTCTAAGAGCCTGCCTTTGAAAGGAGACTGGGAACAACAGAGAAGAGTTCTTTGACATTGTGGAACATATATGGCTTACGTAGCAGGAATATGAAGCTCGTGAGAGTAGGTAGTGGGCTGTAGTAAGACGGTGGTTTGGTACACCGGTGTAGAACCGTGGTTAGCGATAAAGGCGAGGTTCAAAAATTGCCCTGCAACCGAATAGCAGAGGGTTTCGGTAAGTATATAGATATAATTAATGAAAATAACATATAAGGGTGATGTAGTTCAGTTGGCTAGAGCGCATGCCTTGCATGAGGTCAGCGGTTCGAATCCGTTCATCACTTCTGGTTTAATTTAAAAACGATATTTATGAAAGCAATAATTGAAATTAAGGATGTCGCCTTTCGAGAGATAGGCGACATCAATAGGGGAAGAGGTAAACCTATCAGGGATTGCGTGAAGGTGTTTGAAAGCTACAAGGTGATAACTTTCTTTGGCATTCCCATAAAGCGAATTACCCATACATTGAATGATTGGGATCCTGAAGAATCGACTTCAAAGTCTCATACGCAAGAGTGATTGTTAATGGTGGTGTTCCATCAATGAAATGTAGGATACACTGTTTTCTACGGTCCTCAATTCTGACAACGCATCCAAGATTGATGAGGATGCTTTTACCGTCTTCGGTAATCTCAATAAATTTGTTCATTTTCTTATTTTTTTTAGTTAGCACTACAAAAATAAGAAAATCCCCCGTTCCTTTTTTATTAGTGAATAATCTTGGAACGGGGGAAATTTATTAATCAATTAATATTAAGCATATTATTATGAAGAATTACATAACTCTAATTGTGATGTTCATCATCGGTCTATTTGTTGGAAATAGAATATTTAATCATGTAAATGCGTGGATAGGTGTGAGTGTAATCTTGTTCATGATATTTTTTGTCACATATAAATTTATAAAAGCACTGAAAAATGAGAAGAAAGATTGATTGTCTGTTTTTGGCATTGATTGCCATTGTTTTATTTGCATCGTGTGAAAGAGTAGCTCCTAATTATGCCGGTGTGCTCATGGAGAATTATGGTAAACAGGGGAAAGATGATTTTAAGGTAGTTTCGGGCAAAGTGTCTACATGGGAATGGGGTACGGAGTTATTTCAGGTTCCTATGTTTGACCAGCGTGGAGAATTTGCTGATCCGGTTACATTAAAGGCCGCTGACAATACGGAGTTTACAGCACGTCCGACTTATTCCTATAAGGTGATGAAGAATAGGGCTATTGATATTGTATTTGACAACAAGCATATTGATAAGGCTGACACTCCATCAGGAAAGGATGGCTTTATGCAATCGTTAGAAGATAATATCTTGGAACCTCGTATTTATGACCTTATTAAGGAGGAAAGCCGAAAGCATAAGACTGATAGTCTGATGGCAGATGGTGGTTCGTTAGTTTTTGAAAAGAGACTGGAGCAAATAGTAGATAAAGAGTTCGATAAACGAGGATTACAATTGCTTACTTTTTCTGCACAGTTGGAATTTTCAAGAGCTGTTCGTGATAAGATTGATAGTCGTAATGAAGTAAATACCAACATATCTGTTATCGATCAGAAAATTGAAGAGCAGAAGAAACAAAATGAACTGGAACGATTGAAAACGGAACAGGCTCTTATTGCATCGAAAGGGTTGACTAAAGAAATCTTGTATAAGCAGTTTATTGATAAATGGGATGGAAAAACACCGCTCTATGGTATTGTTCCTGATTTTCTGAAAATAACTCAATAATGAAATTACCCAAGTTTATCCGTAAATACTTAATCCGAAAGATTAAGATGCGAGTTTTAAAGAAAATGCAACCCGGTGGAGATTACCAAAAAGCAGTCTCTTTTGTAATAAACGCACCTTTGAAAGAGTGGCGCATCCGATTGTGGTGCGTCACTCATTTCAATGATGAATGTGGGTCAGGTGATGAGCATGATTGGGAACAGTTATTGGACTATCTTACTCATTGAGTAGCCCCATGATACCATCCAGTGGATAATTAATCTCAAGCGATTGAGGAAATCCGTTACTCCCTAATCCATTGAAAAGGATTGTAAGTGTACCTCTTTGATTGGCAACAATTTTAGTGATGGTTAATTTGTTAATGACGGCTTCTGTACCATCAGGTAACTGTACTTTAATGAAATTATTCATGTTACTTAATTTTTTGATTAGACACTCCAAAGTTAAGTAAATCCTCCGAATAAAGCGTGATGCTGCCGATCGAATTGGCTCGGGGGAGCTTTTATTTTAAAACTAATCAGTATGGAAAAAGAAATAGAAAGACGTAATGTAATTGATGTATTACGTAATATGGATGTTGGAGATACGGAGATATTTCCTATTACTCAAAAAACATCTGTAAGCAATACATTGAGTTTTAGGCTTTATAAGGAAAAGGCTAATGGTATGGTTTGGAAAACAAAATCCAATGTTGAGGAGATGACTTTCCTTGTTACTAGAATAGCATAATATTTGAACTTATGGAAGCTATTAGAGGTGAGATGGCAGAAATACTACTTGATAATATTCTTCGTGTGTTTTCATCGGAAATATTCGGAAAGGATTTTTCTGCTAGTATAGTAGGCGGTGAGGAAAAGTTGAAAAAACTCATCCAGGAAGGTAAGATAGAGAGTGATAAGCCTACGAACGCTCAAAATGGTAAATGGCGTTGTAATGCTGCTCAAGTATTACTTCATTGTCGATGTGTGCGAAAAAAGGTCAAACCTAAAAAACGGAAGAAATGAAAACATTGAAAATCGTTCATAACATTTTTACGGTAGTTGCCTTACTGGTGGCTATGTATATAGGTGGAGGAATCGAAGCAACAAGAAGTGATATCGCTTGGTCGTATATCATATTCTTCATTGTTGTTGTGCTATTGGCTGTAAGATTCATCTATGAAGATAAGAAACAAAAACAAAATAGCCTGTGAAGGTTTGCATTGCTTAATTTTAGTATTGCCATGTTTGTTTAGCCCGGTTCGCCGGGCACTTGCCGGGGTAGCTCAATTGGTTAGAGCGCATGGCGTATTTTATTGGGTGACAAACTGAAAGTTATATGGCAATCTGATGCCTTCAGAATAACAAAGTAAGTTTCCATTAGGGTACTAGAAGTGTTACATGAGGTTAGCGGTTCGAATCCGTTTCCCGGCTCAACTCTTTTAGAGTTAAGTAACCCGTGAGGGTGAAATAATATTTGTGTTTAAAAAATCAATCAAAGTAGCCGGAAGCGTCTGGCTACGAACTGAAGGAATGGTGGAATTGGTAGACACGCTACTCAATAATAGGGAATGTTAGCCCTTAGATGTAGTGAGCTTGACAACTTGTTCCGGTTCGAGTCCGGGTTCCTTCACAGAGATAATTCTCATTTATGTTTAACTAACAATACCGAAGTAAGGAGCTTCGTGGGGTGTGAGT